TGCGCTGCGGCTAGTGGGGAGTTCGAGTCAGCAGGGATTAGGTGGTCTGCTGTGAACGGGTCGTTGCTTCTTTTGCCTTCGCCACATATCCAGCAGGCTATGGCGGTGTCTCTTATGTGTCTTGCTCGTTTCCGGTAGTCGCCTTTGTAGTGCGGTCTGTCCGGTTTCGGGTTTTGTTTATACCACAGTGTTTGGCATCGTTCGCATCTGGTTGTGTTGCTCGTAAGTTTTCGGCAGTTAAGGCAAGGTCTGAGGATTGGCATTGTTGTTTATCTCTTTGTTTTTGGTCTTTTCTCTTTGCGTAACTTGTATTGGGTGCGTTCGATCTGATTGTAGTCATCTCGCCTTAACAGTCCGAGATTCTTGAAGGGTGTGTAATCAACAAAGTGGTGCCATCTTTTAAACTTCCACACTATTTTTGCTACATCGGGGTGCATCTTTACGAGCATCTGTGACTTAGGCAGTGTGCCTTCAACCGCATAGAACGCTTCTGTGTTTCCGCCTTTAAGGGTTTGTGTAGTTAGTTTGTATTGCAGGAAAGCATTAAACTGCACGGTTGTCCATCCGTTCTTTAACATTACAAGCGACAGGTCTGTGTCTTCGTTGTATCTGCCACGCCACCTGAACGGGAGATCATTGCGGATTAGGTTGCACGAATAGATGCGTGTGTTTATGACATATGGGGGCAGTTTCGATCTAGATGGTGCGAACATCCAATACTGGGGGCCAGCCATACCAATGTTTTTGTATCGCAAAACAAAATCTTCCATCGCATAAAAGATTGTTCCATCACCAACGGGTATTCGCTGATTGTTTTGTAGTCGTGCGAATAGCGTGATGTTGTCATCCATTACCCAATGCCATTCGTGTCCTTCGCTGATCGAGTGTTCCCAAATAAAGTTTCTGGCTGCACCTGGGCCTTTAGATTTTGTGTCGCCTAGATCGTCAAAGGTGTCATAGTTTTTTTGATATATGGGGTCAAGTATTAGTAACTTGTGTGCAGGGAAGTGTTCGCTGTATGCGTCATATTGTTGTTCTTCAATAACGATTCGATATGGCACATTTATTGTGTCTAAGAATCGTGGGGTGGTTGCTGTGTCTGCTCTACTTTTTGAAGGTATATACAACGGGAATCGTGGTTGCACTTTTTGTTTTAGTTCTCTGCAACATAGTGTTCATTAACATTCGAGCCGATTAAACCATCATCTTTCGGAAACCAGAAAGAACTTTTTTTGGCTCTTTCGAGAATCTTGAAGAATAGGTCAGCGTCACTTTCCGAACGAAAGTTCACGGTTGTTCTAAAGGCTGCGAGTTTGTTTTCTTGATCATAGGCAGGCATATCGTTCCATTCGCCTAAGGCATCTAACGCACCGTGCATACTGCCTTCGACTATGCGGCATAGATCATCGAGTGCGTTTCCGTCAAACAATGTTCCCTCTAAGCCGATAGGTGTTTTAGATAAACTTTTAAGCAAATCAACCAGTCCGGAGTCGTCATAGTTTGCTAAATCGGTTGTTCTATTATCGGCAAGCAAAATTCTCAACGCTTCGTCATCGTTTAATGTTTCTAAGAAGCCAGCACTGATCTGTTTCCAGCCAAGTGATTTTGCTGCTTTCCAAGTATGGTTACCGGCCAGAATGTAGTTTGTGCGTTTATCTACAACTATCGGGCGAAACTGTCCGTGCGCTTTTAATGATTCAGAGATCGCACCGATATCGCCTTGTCGAACATTATTTGGATGTGGTTTTACAGATTGTATATCTACGATCAGGTGTTGAATTTCTCGTTGTGCCATCTCTAATCCTCCGTCAATGTTTCATACTTTGCGTCAGACATCTTTAAAAGCCTGCCATCAGATTGTATCGCTACCCAAGAAGGTGCGTCAGGGTCACAGCCACAACCAACTAGATGCTTTAAGTTGTGTGTCAGCGTATATTCGCAACGCAAACATTTAATTGTTTTTATAGTTCTGCGCCTTGTGACATAGCAATTCGCATACGATCAACCATCTGTTTATACATCGCTAACTCTTGAACCGCTTTGCTGTAAGCCTTACTCAATGTGTCTTTCTCGGCTCTTAACAAATCTCTATCTTCACGCATCCGGTCCATAGCCACCTGAAGATCGTCTGTGCGAGATTGCCAATGTTGAATTTCTGCATTAAGACTGTCGCTCATTTTTTTGCCCTCCGTTTTTTGATTTCTGTTTCTAAGGCTTCAACAGTTTCGATCAACTGATCTGCATCGGTTTGACCAACACTTAGCCTTCGAAGAAATGCTACAGCATTTTGTAAATCTTTTAATGTCATATGAGAGTCTTTCCTAGTCAAAAAAATATCTCTGTGTCACCATTTCAGGTGAGGCTTCACGCTCAAGGGGAGGTAGAAAGCGAAGCGCAGATTGCCACAGAGAATGCTTTTAGCCTATCGGCTGCGAGTGTTGTGTGTCTTGGGCCGTTTGTAACTTGCCTGATATTGGAGAAGGCTAAATGCTCGAATTGCTACGCTAAGAAGAAGCCCGATAATGATTCCATAGCCAACCCATCCGGCAGGTGTAGATTCGGTTTCGGCTGGTAGTAATGCCATTACAAGTAGGCAGGCGATTGTTCCGAGCGATGTGCCAAGTTTAAATTGTGGGGTCATTTTGTCACCTCGCTCTCGTTTAAATTTACTGTCTCAACCTTGCATAAATGCACCCGTTCTTCGTTAAGGGTCATCATTGATTTCAGGAACTCCTCTGCCCCTGTTTTAATATCCTCGCCTTGTGAAGCGAGGCTTAATAAATTAAGCAACCACCCAAGCGCACCAAGATCGTCAAAGCCTGCATCGCCTTCGTCATCTGTCCAATCGTGCATAGCCACAATTAGTCTTATCTCGAATAAGGCTGTGTCGCCGGATGAGATCAGTTCTATGTGTTCTAATGACTGTCGGTTAATTTTCATTTTGCCTCCTGTAGTTGAGCGATCTGGTTTAACATTTGACGGGCTTGATCTGCTTGTTGTTGCCACCTAATCGGGTAGCCAAAGGTTTCGCAAGCGTCTTTCCAAGCCATCGAAGGTGTTGTAATCGCATCTAGTTCGCCCCAATACATTTCGATGTATTCGATCATTTCGAATGCTTCTTGCTGATCTACCCTTAGATGACCTGCGAGTGTATTTAGATCGAGTTGTTGATACTTAGTTTGACCTGCCCAATAGCCGGCGTTCTCGTAGGCGTGCATTGGCACTCCGTTTAGATTAGCGAGATGAACTAACAGGAGTGGTTTAAGTTCTGGCAACTGTTCAAGTATTTCTTCGTGAATACAACCAGCCGATTCGAACACCCAACGATTATTTTTTGCTCTGCGTCTAACTTCGCCGGTTATAGAAAAATGCGGTTCACTATTTCCGTCAAGATGAACTAACTCTGCCCTGACTTTTATCCGGTGTTTTTCTCCTTCTTTGTAGAACACTTTGTTCCACTCTTTCGCTGCTAACAGTTTCATTTCTGTTCCTCCTCTTGAACTTTGGTTTGATTTCGGCTCTCGCCTTGTGCCTGATCAGAATTGAATCTCACGCCTAAAGCGTCAGGCGAACAATTTACTTCTTTGGTTTTTTAGGCAACTTGAGTGATTGAAGTTCTTGCTCAAGTTCTGAGCCTTCAAGGTTGTCAAGAATAGAAAACAAGTTCTCTACCCATTTCGCTGCGCTTGCTGGAATCGGTGTTGTTGCAAAGTAACTTGCATATTCTGTAGCAAGTAATTCAACTTCTGTTACTAAACCTGAGCCTTCGCAATTTGTTGTAACATCTAAAACTTCTGATATGAAGTTTAAATAATCTTTTGTGATTGTTTTCATTTCTAAGTCCTCCTCTTGAACTATCAGGCTCTTTACCTGATAAGACCAATCTAGCCGAACCACCGCCTGCCACTAAATCATTCCAAATCAAAAAAGCCCTTGAAAGCCCTATTCCATACGGGTTTCAAAGAAATCTTAAAGAAACTTTTAAACCAACCCCAGTTCAGCAGCCCAACCAAGCCGACCAGCCACAACCGCCCCGACTTCGATCATAGGCAATTAAAGCCCCTGCCGAAGCAATCGCAATATCAACATCTAATAAATCCGCCGGAACAAACTCACGATCTAAAACAGTTTGCAAATATCCTCTCGGATAATAAGAAGTGCGCTGAATCCAAAACAGGTTTATCTGAAAAAGACCTAGCGAACCTTTGACGCCTTGCACCGTGTTCGGGTCATTTTTATTGTGTGCTGTCGAAATACATCGAGACTCACGCCAAATAATTGTGTCTGCTTTTATCACATCTTTTTCTAACCATTTAGCGTCACGCAACTTATCCCAAAGTTCAGGACATTTAGCCCAAGCCGGAACAGTTCGCTTGGCCTCTACTAGTAAATCGAACGGGTGCGGATTCATTTGAACTCGATCAACCCGTGCTGGTGCTTGCGCTGCGTTAGCAAGGCCAACCCACCCAATACAAATTGCGCTTAATAAAACAACTACTTTTTTCACATTTACTCCGTTCACCTTGTCCTCCTTCTGAACTCGGTTATAGGTTTCTAGTTTTCTTTGTGCTGTCCTTGACAGGTCGTGGCGTGTTCGCTCATCGTTCGCCTTAGTCGGCGTATATATTCACCCTAGCACGGTGCGAGTTTGTGTTGCTTTCTCTCTTTCTTTTTATATTTAAGAGAGAGTGTAAAAGTATGTTAATGCCCCGTATCGCTCTGCCTCACTGCGATTCCCAAACAAATTATCCGCCTCACGCCATAATTACTTACAGCGTGATCTACCCTCGTTGCCGAGTGTTACCAACTACCGTGCGAATGGTTTAGGTCTGTATGAGCATTCTTCTCGTTTTCGATCTCTTTAAATTATGCTGCGCTGAACTCCCGACACTTGCACGGGACAACATATGTGTATATATGCCCCATAAATGTTCTGGTGTATGCCTCGCAGATAATTTCTTTCGTGTTGTAATTCCATCGTTCACCCGTATCCCAACCGTTGCCATCGCAGATTTCGCAAACCACAATGGTTTGTTCGATAGCCGGCTTTCGTAATAGTTTGAACTCGTGATGAACTTCTTTAAGAGTTGGAAATTTGTCATACCGTTCCATAATTCTTGCAACAATTCTTCTTGCTTCATTAACATCTTCGAGAAGTAAAAAATCATCTGCTGTCCACGCATTTTTAACTTTCGTCACTGCAATAGTGCTTGACGGATATAGGCCACAAATGCGATCTATAAAGCCTTCAATTTGTGCCGGTGTCATTTACCCTCTTCTGTAAGGTTTCTAAATATAGCCGACTGAATATCTACTTGAACAAATGCTTCGTTTACTGAGTATTTTGTATCTTTCATCACCATAGGCGATCTCATAAAATCTTCACCATAAATAAACAGAGCATATGTGCGCTCGTGGTTTAACATAACAAACCAAGTGTCGGCATCAAGGGTTACAAACTTGCGTTTTCTTGCTGAGAAATGAACACACTCATAAGGAAAGAACTGACCGTGCCAGTTATGTTTGACCTCTACTTCAAACTGAAAGTTCTTGCCCCAACGACTTCCAAGAATATCTATCCCGTATTGATCGGGGTTAATTTCGCACTTGTAGCCTTTTGTGCGTAGCCATTCCAAGATCTGATATTTGGCGTGGTCATCTTCGTTGTAATGCTGCTGGCTAAACGGTTTATTCATCAGATGCCACACATACCTTCACACTCTTGACCGAATCCTTCGTTAAACAAACTGTAGATGCCTTTTTCTTCATTACTTCTTATATCTGCTTCTGACAAAGGAACTTTGGATTTGTGAAGGAACGGAGTGCCACGAAATCTAGCCACAAGGTTTGGCAGAGTTCGCAGATCGTTATCGAAATCAACTGCGTCTTGCCATTCTTCAGGCGTTTCTTTCAGATATCGCCATTCTTCTTGACTCTTAAATGGGCAACCAATACAAGCCGATCTTGGTGGTCTTGGATAACCATTATCTAAACACCACTTGATGCAATCCTGTCTCGTAATCTTTTTATCAACTAACGGATAGTCGTGGCGAATCCAACTGAACTCTGGGTCTCGCATACGCTGAGACTCATCATAAGAAATACCAATGACAGTTGTTATTAAATGTTCTTTAGATCGTTGCCCAGATTTTAGACCAGCAAACTCACGCTGCTTCTTCATTAAGGGTGCAAGTTTATATTCAGCCGTGCATTGTCTCCGGATCATTCCTGCTTTGCCATCTTCGCCAATTAAGTGCAAAGGCATTGACGCATATCGTTTTGTGTCTGATAAAAAATCTTCTCGTATATTTCCTTTGGAAACTATTGTAAACGGTATTTGATGTTCTTTCATTAAAGTTTCAAGCCACTTCAAATGCTCGTAAACCTTCTGCGGCTCCCACCCTGTATCGGCAAAAATAACTTGATCTGCTCTAGGTATCTCGTTTTGAATCATCATTAAAAGCAATGCGGTTGATTGCACACCTGCACCTAACGAAAGAACTCTGATTGGTTTATTCACTTGCGCCTCCTTCATAAAACTCGTGCATCGCAGGGCGCACCAGTTCTTCCCACACACTCAATCTAATCATCACAAGCCCTTCCTTACCCCAGTCATCAGGCATCAAAATCGCTCTCGTAGGTTTACGGCGTGAACCGAAATCAGCCTCATTCGAACGCACTTGGGCCTCGATACGATTCCACGCTGTTACTGCTGCCCCGATTTGCTTGCCGGCTTTTACCTCGTTGGCAAACAGTACATCTTGCCACCGTTCTTCGTTAGCGTCACCGAACTTGTTTGACGGTGCTACGCCTAGACGCTTACGAGCCGTGCGCTGCTTGCTTAATCCTTTAGTGCGTGACCGCTTACCCCTTGCTGTAGGGTCTGCACAGCCCTTCACACGCCTGTTGCCATCTCGTGCCGGTCTGCCTAGTGTGCCGAACTTCGGGCATTCTGGCAAATTGCATTTCTCTCGATTCCCTTGACACTCGCCTTTACGCTCATCACTCATCGTCATCTTCTTTCTCACCGCAAAACGGTTTCACTGGTAACGCTCTAAACGGAATACAAGCACACAACTTCGCTTTCATTTCGTATCCAACACCATCGCTAAACAACCGATGTAACCTGCTGCGTCAATAATCGTGTCACGGCAATCAATCTCGTTGCTTTCTAACGCTGTGCGAAGCCGAGACAACTTAACAGCAATCATAAATAAGATCGCTTGTTCAACAGTTAAAGAAACACCTGTTATGGCCTCAAAAATATCTCGTGTTTGCGTGTAATCCTTTAACGGGTGAGCATATGAGGCTTGCCTCTCGCCGGTAATTAACCTGTGTGCCTCTAATAAAACTTTTGCACCCGATAAATCGTTGGTCATTATTTTTCTGCCTTCTGTTTTTCTTTGCGCTTATCTCGGCGTTGTTC